TTGAATATTTTTGGCCGTGTTTTCTAAGGAAGTAAACGGCTGCACCACTAGCAACAAGACCAATTCCTAATGCTCCAAGCAAAACGGATGCTGGTGCCAGATATGCGGCTCCACCAGCACCAAGCACCGCTGCCGCACCACGTTTTAGTATTGTCTTTTTAACTGGTACATATACTGTTTTTGTTATTTGCTCAACAACATTGATTACCTTACTTGGATCAACACTCCATTCCATACCACCTGGGGTTGCAGATCCAAAAACCTTACCCAAAGTGGCACTTGGATCACTTGTCAATGCTTTCCAAACAGGTTCAAAATTATACGGATCTTCACCTAAACTAGCTAATGCTTCTGGGGACAGATTGATGCTTTTCATACCAGCCAATAATTCGGAAACTTTTGTGTTTGGTCCGTAATGGTTTGGATCTTGGAAGACAAGTCTACCAACCATTTGTGAAACGCCTTCTCCTTGTTCTGGACCGATTTTATCGACTATTACATCAACAACCTCAGATTGTGGCAATCCATCTTCCCAAATGCTTTCTGTAATAAGATCAAAGAACCAATCAGTACGCATCAAAGCACCACCGAGTATGCCAACCATACCACCCAAGGCCAAAACCAAAGGTGCTACTTTAGAACGTAATTCTTTCATAGCATCTGTATCAAAGCCACCTGTTAGGGGACCGGCTGTTGGATCTTCTGTCTCTCCTTCGGCTTCGGCTAGCCTCTTATAAACACTTTCCAATTCGTGATCCATAAAGAATTGTAAAACTTTACGCAAGTCTTTAATCATATCGTTTGCGATTCTGGGATCAGTTTCGCCTCTTGTGGCGCTTGCGAAAATACTATCATAGATGCTGCCAATTTTGCTAGTTTGTGCAAGGAACTCATCGGCATTCTTTTGATTAGGATATCCCGAAGCTTTAAGTTCTTGATATAAATCAGCAAAAGCTGCATTTGACGCCGAATCGGCTCTTGCAAGGATTTTATCAATTTGTGCTTGTGCAGCATCTCTCTTCTTGCTAGGAAGCTTCTTTCTGAGCGATGTTAATTTAGCAAGACCATATTTGATTGAATCCCAGACTCCTTCATCAACTTTTCCTTTTCGGAGTTGTTGAATGGCTGCTTGTTCAATAAGTTTTTGAACGTAACGAGATTGTTTTTTTTCTAAAACTTTAATTTTGGATTCATTAATCTTGTTCATTTTTTGCTCCCTAATAGGTCATCTAATATAGAATCAATGGTAAATAGTTTATTTTGTCTATTCTTGCCTTCATAAACGACATTATCCATAAAGGCTTTTGGTGTTGAAGGTTCGGAAACAATGTCAAAACAAATAAGTTGGAAGTCATCTTCAACCATAGTAGTTCCGCCGGATTGACGAACGGAACCAAGGCCGCGAGATGAGATACCGATCTTTACGCCGTCGTTGATAAGAGCGCGCAAGGTGTTTCCTGAAGGTGTAGATAGAACCTTAACCTTACCCATAAGTGTTTTTCCTTCCCACCATAGGTCGGTAACCATGTGCGAAGAGTTCTTTAGATTAACAACTGAATCGTCTGGGTGGTCCAACTCTCCAACTGCGCGGCGGTCTTTGACGACATCCATATATTTCTCTACTTCTCTTTTGAGAATGGGGAATGGATAAACACGACCATTACCATTTAGTTTTTCTGCTTCGTGGCATTTGCCGACAAGGAAGAGTGCTTTACCCTCTGCGGATAAACGTCTTTCTGCTTCAGTAAGAACATCAAGGCACATTCCGTCAGGGCAAAGTTCATAAAATTCTCGTAAAAGTGTTTTTGACATTTTATACCTTTTGGTTATCAAGATAAATAGTTTTCTATTTCACAAAAAATAAAAACCACCCTGTTTTAGCAGGATGGTTGAAAAGTTCAGCGGGCGCAACCCGCCCGAGCTAACTGCCGTTGCAGCAACGACGAACAGGTTGTAGTAACCATTTTTTCATCGCTCACCTCTTTTGAATTATTCTTTTTAAGATTGCTTCGGTAATAGCATCGGCTTGCTCTTCCATAGCGCCATAGCCAGGCATTGAACGAACGCCAGAGCCTATTCTACTTGCAACTTGACCCATGCCTTGACCACGATACCTTTGCTTTAACGAGACAGAAGCATCATCTGGGCGTTCAGCCCAACCAACGAGAGTTTCCTTTTCAACTTGTCTTTTAAATCTGGGTAGGTCTTCAACGTTGGAGCCAATGCTTGCGGCCAAAATTTCAAACAAAGCAAGGTTAGCTGCTTCTGTCTCTGGAAGCCCTATAATGCTTATCTGTTCCATATGTTTTGCGAGTTGGTTTGCAAGATCGCCTGCTTTTTGAATAAGTCTTTTATCTTTATCTCTTCTAGCAGCATAAATAGCATTTACTATTGCTTGATCTCCTGTTTTAACTGAACTCAAAACAACATCGGCTACGTTTGCTACTCCACCGATTGCTTTCTTAGCAACATCAGCACCCTTCTTAAAATAATCAAAAATACCTTCATCAATAGCAGTTTGGACTTCTTCCGCAATAATGCGTTTTAGTTGAGACTCAGTAAGTTTCATTTTTCGGTTCCTTTGTGAATTCTTAAACCTTCATCATTTAGCAACATACTCAAAAAATATGCTGTTCCTGCTGAAGTCCAACCGCAAATAAAGAAGTTGGCGATTGTTTGTCTGAAACTAAATAGTTCGGTGTAAGGAGAAAGTAAAAATAAAAACCATCCTGCGTGAAAACCAAAACATAATGGACAATGGAACAATTTACCAAAACCATTTAGCCATTCTTTGGATGGTCTTATGGAATTAAAGATCGATGCATAGACGACAAGATAAGTAAGACCATAAGAAGCGAGAATAAACCAAGCAAGTTGTAGCATTTAGAATTCCATCAATAAGTGAAGGACTGCCAATAATAGGCATTTCCATAAGTGAACGGTGAAGCACCAACGGTGCCTTTCTTGTTTTGTTGTGGGACTTCGCCAAGCTTGGTTGAGTCTTCATCGGTTGGGTCTGTAAAGCGATCCGTCATCATTTCGTCGTAGTTCTCAACAAACTCAAAGTAAGGTCTTTCGTCTTCAATAAAACGAGAGAGGTTTATTAGGAGCAGTTTAATTACGTCAAACTTATCTGATGGGTAGTACTTTGCTTCCATAGAGTCATAGACATTTCCAGCCTGAACTGATTCTGGATTCACAAGACCTCTTTTGGTAAGGTAATGGAATAGACGGTTTTGAGCGCCATAAACATAGTCGCTCATAATGTCTTTAGCAAAAGCAACAAGCTTATTGTTCTTTGGCTGAATAACAATGTAAATATCTGCGTGATCAAAAACCATAACGTCGTCGTTCAAACTCTTTGAAATTTTGAGCTTGACAATCTCTTCAGGCTCTACTTGTGTAGGTTCTGAAGAACCAATCTTAATTGTTATCGCCATTGTTGGTGATCTCCTCTACGAGTGCTTGTAGTTTGAGGACTTTTTCAAGAATTTGCTCGTTGAGAGGGGTCTTCTTGAAAGATTCGATTAGTTCCAAAACAGAACCTAATCTTGTAGCAACCTGACTATTGCTATCTTTATAAATAGTAATTGCTTCTTTAATTCTGGAGATCTCTTCGTTTAGACGGAACTGGAACTGCAAACCACCATCGCTGATAGAGAGAACATAGCTTTCAATAATCTTACGTTGTGATTCGTTTAGGTTGCTGTTGTACTTCTTATTGAAGTTCTGAACCACTTGACGATAAACGAGATTGTCTATTGGTTGCATTTCATTCTTCTTTCGCTCTACCGGACGTTCCATCAGGCTACCGATAAGCTTTCTTTCAAGAAGAACTTTTTGTTTTACGTCTGTTTCCGATCCGAAGATCTGTGAGATGGTCGCCATAGTTTTATAGTTAGGCATAAATGTCTCAAAACAGTTTTGTCCGATGTTCTTGTTGATCCAGTTAATCAACTTTGTTTGTTCGTTGAAAATTGTCTTGTGGTCCAAGGTTTGATAAGCGCGGTAGCTTTCTTGGACCAAACGCATCGCAGTAAAACCATCAACGCTATTGGTTTCATAAAGAGTACGGAATAAAGCCAGTTCTTGTGCCAATGGCTTTCCTGTTTTGAAGAACGTAGCAAGAACTTCTTTTATCTGTGTTGCTCTTTCTTTATTCTGCTGTAATGAGGCAACTGCAAATTGCTTTACGAGTAGTTCGTAAAGAAAAGCGGTATTTCTTTTCTTATTATGGCGTAATCTCATTTCTTCTTCTCCAATGATTCAAGTAGCCTGTTTATTTCTTTTTCGGTGCGGAAGACATCAGCTTCTTCCTCAGAGTAATTAGTTGTCTTGCCTTCGTAGATCGCTCCTCTTCCTAATGTCTTTAAATCACTATAACCGGGAATAGATCGTTTTGTTTTACCAAAGACTGACTCTGGTGTGTGGAGAGAAGTAATATTCTTCTTTCTGGCGACAGAGCCTTTATTTCTACCACCTGGCTTTTGACCATAGTAATAGGTTTTTCCACTTGGACCACGACGGCGATATCGTTTGCGTCCATTTGGACCCATAACATACCAACCTTCTTCATCTTCTTGGAGTGTTTCTCCTGGGGTTGGCTGTTCACCGCCTCCTGCTTCTGGTGTTGGTGTTGGTGTTGCCCCAGGAGTGCCGCCAGGAGCGGCCAATAGTGGTTCTTCGGGTGTTCCTGGCTCTGGTGCTGCGGCTGCTTCACCACCGGCCTCTGGACCTGGTGATTCTTCACCTCCACCTTCGGTACCACCAAAACCTCCAAAGCCACCAAGTCCGCCACCAAGACCACCACCGCCACCGCCGAGGGCACCGGCTTCTTCTTGCATCTTCTCGGCAACGGCGTTGATTTGAGCATCAAACTTACGGTCGTAGAAAATCTCACGTTGATTGCGGAGGAATTCTTCTTCGGACATATTGAATAGTTTTTCAGCGATCCAACGACGGGAGAAATAGCCTTCGGTTGCCTTGCCAGCAACGTCAAACTTTGTGGACCAATGTTCTAGCTCTTGCATTTCAGCAATGCGAGATGGGTTGTTGAGGCTTAATGAAAAGTTGAGTAGATCGTCTCCTCTAAATCCTAAAGTATAAAGATGGATAATGCCGATCTTCTCTAGTTCGGACACAACGATTCTTTGTAGTCTTTGGATCGTTCTTGCGAAACGAATATCCTTTTGGGCCAAAGTTGTTTTATCTTCTTCTGCACCTTCTGCTCTTGAAATGTAAGAAGCAGGGATCTTTAGGGCAGAGAACAATTTATCACGGAGATACTTTACGTCGTCAATGTCGCCTGTGAATGTTCCACCTGGGAGGGACACGATATCTGTAGAAGAACCACCACGAACAGGAATGTAGTAATCCTCTTCAACAGATAAAGGATTATAACGAAGATCGACACGACCGGTTGAGTCATCTACAATTGAATTACGCTTTAAGGAGGTAATAACCTTTTGAACGTATTGTTCTACTTCATTTGGAGGAATAGCACCAACATCGATCTTGAATACACGACGTTCGGGTGCGCGAACAATACGATAAGCCATCATAGCGTCTTCTAACAAAGTAAGTTGACGCCAAATACGTCGTGCAGCTTCAAGAACAGAAGTTCCATAAGGAGCATACTTATCATTTCCAAGAATGCGGAAGTGGGCAACCTGCCAATTCTCAAAGGTCATTCCGGCAGAGTTCCATTGGAACTGGACGTAGTTTGGGTTGGTCTTATCTTCACCTTCAAGTCTTTCTAATTCTTGTGGTGGAAGACCAATGGTGCTGGTAATGCCTTGGGTTTCGTCAATGTCAAGGTAAAGGAAGAAGTCTCCATACTTACACATTGTTCGGCACCAACCAAAAAGGTTGAAATTGATATTTAGGACATTGTGGTAAAGGGAATGCAAGACACCTTTTATTTCTTCATTACGGCACTTGATATTCAACATTGGCTGAAGGGCCGAGTAAGTGGTCATTTCATCTGCGTAAATGTCTAGAGCAGAAGCAATTTCGGGTGTATATTCCATTTGATCAAAGTCCACATAACGCTCGGAGCGGTTGTGGTTGATCATAATAGCATTCTGCATATTTGAGAATGCGTAAAGTTGTGAACGCTTGAACTGTTGACCCGAAGCAGAACGGAACTGCGAAGAGTACTTGTCCATCAACGATCTGCGAAGTCGTCTGGTAGATTGTGTTCTGTAGTTGACCATTGGACCAGAGAAAACTTTAGTTAGTCTCTGGAATAAGTCAGTTGCTGGGTTTCTTGGATTCTTATCTTGTTTTGCCATTTTTTAGCCCTTTAGCCTAATATCCAACTATATTGTTTCTGTTCCATAGCTCTATCCCAAGTTTCTTGTTTGAAGCCTTTTATATTATGGCCTTTCATGCCTGGGATCGATGTAACGAAAACGCCATTTGTAGACACCATAGAATTTACCATAGCTTTCTTGTATTCTATTTCTCTTACGTTGACGGTAAGCGCCGTGTCTTTGACCCAGCAGCTAATCGCTAACGACATAACTAGATCGTCGTGGTAAGAACGCATCGCTTGTGCCCTGTTATCAACCCAAATAAATGTTTTGAATTCGGCAGCGAGCCTTGAAGAATAAAACTTGATATGCCTATTTCTAATGAACTCTTCCATCTTTGCAATAACGAGTGGTCTTGTCTTTGAGGAGGTTGTGAAACCAGGGACAATTCTATCGCTGTCATAAAATTCGGAAGCTTCTACAAATTCGTGTGAACCTTTTGTTGAATGGTAAAGATTAGGATAACTCATTTCTTTTAACTTTTCAAGTACAGAAATGCCTAAAGAGTTATTTTCTACTACCAAAAGGCAATTACCAAATTCTCTACCTGTGTTATTCAAAAGATAGGCAAAGTCGCTAAGGGTTGGCTTGCCTTGATATTCGCCAATAACTTCCATTGTTTCCAGCTTTGTAAGATGGAAAACTGAGTTATCAGCACCGTCGCCTCTTGCGACATCAGCAACCAGAAGATAAGTGCTATTTGTATCATATTGCTCCCATAGCCAGAGATTTCTATCAAAGCCAGTTCTAAATAATGGTTCTCTTATTTCAGAATCAATTCTGGATAGATGCTCTGAACTGATGACATTTTCGCCTGACGAGTTGAATGAACATTCTAATTCCTGTGCGATCTGACGAGGAGACATATTTCTTGTCTCTCTATCAAACCAGGCTTGATCTCTTTCGGGATGGACGGTCCAAGGTAAGTTGATAGGATGAAAGTCATTCTTTCCTGTTTCGGCATCAGAGTAAGTTTTGTGGAACCAGTTACCAACACCATTAGGACTTGATAGAGCAATGCAACGACCACCAGTAGATAGTGTAGGATAAAGACCGGTCCATAGTTCGTCTAGTCCTTCAACGAATGCGGCCTCGTCTATTACAAGCAAAGAGAGTGCTTCTGAACGACCGGCATCACCAGAGGTTGAAGAAGCCTTTACCTGGGAGCCATTTGTGAGTTCTAATGAGCTTCTATTATCTGCTTTTATGTTTGCTATCTTTAGCCACGCTGGAAGGTTCTGAACAATGTTCTTGACCTTCTTGACCAAGTTAGAAGCAACGGTAAATTTGGTTGCAACAACAAGAACGTTCTTATCACGATGAAAAAGCAAAAGCCAGGTAATGTAGGCCGCCGTTACGGTGGAGAAACCTAATTGCCTGGCTTTGAGGACGACATTGAAGCGATAATCATTGAAGTCTTGAATTGCTTCTTTCTGGAAGTCATAAAGTTCAAAAGGAATAAGCCCGCGTTGAGGGTGGGAGATCTTACAATAAGAATTGATGAAATAGACAGAATCTTTACCGGACTTGACTATTTCTTTTAAGATCTCCTGTTTCGTTAGGGCGGGCGGCATCAGACCTTTCTTGTGTCGTTTTGTGGCCTCTTCCCGCCAAGACCACCGAGTTCAATAAATTGCTTGAACTTGGCTTCAACTGAATCTTTTGACTCTGCCTTTACGGGATCGACACCTTCGGCTTTGATCTGAAAGGCTCTATGTGCTGTGACCCAGTAGCGAACGCGAGAAGAGTTCTCGGCGCGGACCTTTACTTCTCCAATAGGAGTGAGGGTCAAAGAACCTTTTGCCTTTGCTGTGCCCTTGTATTCTTTCTTGATAAAGTTCACGACTTCTTGGATGCGTTGCTCTACTTCGGATTCAAGGTTTCCCTTGTAAATTTCGTTTAGCATTATTTCGGAGTGGTAAGTGACGATCAATTGGTCGCCAGCAAACTTTACACCGAAACCATCCATTACTCTTTTATCAAGAAGAGGGTTTCCTTCTTCTCTTCTCAGGCCGATCTTGACGGGTTTTCCCTCGCGGTCCCTTGCACCGTCATAGCCCATTTCACCAACGATTTGTGAGATTGCTTGTACTACTTCAAGAATTGTTGCCATTTTTATTGGGCCTCCAGCCTGTTTTCCATCTTTCTTCTCTTCCTTCTACCCATTGAATGTAGCAGTCAAAACAACACTCAAATTTCTTCAAACAGAAGTCATCTTTTGCGTTGTTCTCTGCTTTAGAACAAATGGGACAAGGAACATAGGAAGTTTCTCTAGTAAGTAGTTTTTCTGTAATAAAAAAACCATTACTCTCTACTTTTCGCTCTTTGTCCCAAGTGTCAAGGTCTTTTTGCTTTAGAACCTTGAGTTGTTGTAGATAGGTTTCTTCTTTCTGGTCATTCCAGTAGCCTCTAATATTGTCTACTGCTTCTTGACCGTATTTCTTACCTATTGCCTGTTCGTAACGAGCGATGTCGTTCCAGTCTAATTTTGGCTTTTCCATTATCAGTTTCCTACTGCTGTTGCGATAGTAAACGAAATGCCGCCTCCTACAATAACACCCGCCACTATTCCAGCGACGACATAAAGAGGAATGTTTCTTTTTTCTAACTTTGAGAGCCTTTGGGTTAGTTCTGTGATCTGCTTATCTTTACTCTCAACAGCAACGGTTAGTCGTTGTTCTTGTGCCTTCGCCATTATCTCCTGAAGTTCTACTCTTTGGTCGCATTCAAGTTTGGCTACATTGATAACGTTATCAATTTCGATCTTGAATTCACGTTCTTTACTTTCTCTCTCTGTGATAATGGTAGCGGTTGCGAAGTCATCAAAGCAAGTTGCTTGGAAAGGGACAACGCCGCCTTGTGGGACAAAAGTAAATTTCCCTTCACCAGCATAAGCGTTTGTTGGAATTAGAAGGGCAAGTAAAAGGAATGCTTTATTCAACATATTCAAATCCGTAAATGTTTGTTATTGCTTCTGCTACTTTCTCTGGTTTCTCGTTTCTATCTCTAACAACCTCACCAACTCTTTTAGACTTTTGCTTCTTCAAAACATCAATTTCTTTTTGGTGTCTTGCGAATTCTTCGTCAAGTTGCTCTTGGAATTTGGCGATAGTTTCTTCTCTTCTTGCTATTTCTTCTTTGTTTATCTTTTCTATTTGTTTTAGTTCGGCTTGTTGGGCTTCTACCAAGTCTTCGTAAACTTGGGCCATTTGACTTTTCTGGGTTGCTGAATGAATCCAGAAACCTACCAAAAGGCCCAAGATAAGGAGTTCACGCCAATACTTCTTTACAAAGGAAAAAGCAGAGGTGAGGTTTACGCTAAAAGCAAAACTTTTGATTATTTCTATTAGTAGCATCATAACCTAAATAGTTTATTGACTGACGAAAGCAAAACCTTCTTTGCTATCAATGTCTATTGTTGTATCAACAACGTCTTTTAGACTATCCAAGTGGGAAATAACAAGAATGGTCTTGAATTGACTTTTGAGAATATCCAATAGTTGTGTGAAGGTTTGAAGGTGGTTTTCGTCAAGCGCGGTTCCTGGCTCGTCAAGAATCATAATGTCCGACTTTGGAAGGTTAGAAACTTGGAGAAGAGCCAAGCGAATAGCCATAGCGGCCATTGTCTTTTCAGCACCGGAAGCCATAGATAGTGGCCGAGGATCTTGATCAACGTGCTTTATTTGAATTTCTAATTTATCTCCGTCTTCTTCAAAGAAAACGTTGAACTCGGTTAGGTTGGAAAGAATTTTTGTTATTTCTTCGTTGATAATAGGCAGTTGTCTCTTGATAATGTCGTAGGCAATTCCGTTTGAGTGCATACAACGCATAAACAACTCGTAAGCAGAAAACTCTGCGCGGAGATCGTTTAATTCTTCTTGTTGAGAAATAAGCATTTCCAATTTTTGTTCTGCTGAACCTATCTTACGGTTGTAAATAACCAACTTACCAGCGCAGTCTTGTTGAACGTCGCGAAGGTCTGCTCTCTTGGCTTTTAGTTTATTCAAAGCAAGCATTAGACCTTGGGTGTTCTTTATTTGTTCTTTTGTTTGTTCGTAGAGTTCTTGCTTTTCTTGTAGTGCTTCTATTTCTGCTTGAAGTTTATCCGATTCAAAAGTTCCACGTTCAATCCAAAATTCTATGTCCTTGATCTCTCTGGTTAGTTCTTCCTTCTTGGAAATAATTGAGTTGTACTTTTCCAAGTCGCCCGCAATAGAATCCGGTTTATGCTCTGTAAGTTTAACAGACAAACTATCCAGGTTTTGTTTCTTGCCCTCAATAGTTCCAATTGTTTCTGTCGCATCTCGGATAAACTTACACTTTGGGAATTGAGTTCCGCAAGGGATCCCGTCAAGCAAGGTTGACTTACTGCTGGCGAGTTTGATCTCTCTTTCCAAAGAAGCGATCTCGGTTCGTAGCGAATCAACGCTGTTCTTTCGTAGGACTAATGCCTTGTAGTCAAAGACCTCCAAGAAAGAATCTACTTTTTGTAGAAGGGCTTTCTTTTCTGTTAGTTGCTTTTCATTATCTTCTACTTGACCCAAGGTTGTAAGTTGTCGTAATGACTTGCTGGAAATAAGGTTGCGTAGTTCGGCTCCGTCAATAACCTCTGTTGAGGAAGAATTGATTTTGCTTTCCAGTTCTCTCATTTCTTCTTCGATCTGCTCGATCTGTTCTTCCAAACTCTTACAACGAGAAGTGACTTCGCTCAACAACTTTTCGCTTTCGGTTAGTTCTTCTCTTGCGGTTTCGATCTCTTGATCAAAGTTGCGACCGTCCAAACGACGAAGGGCACCTTTTAGATCGGCACTATCTTCCTTCGCAAGTTTGAATTTCATCTCAAAAATTTCCAAGTCAAGGAACTTGGCGATGATCTCTTTACGTCGGGTGCTTCCTTCGCGAACAAATGAAAGTCCGTCAAGTTGGCTGGACATAGATGTATTTAGAAAGTCATCGATAGTCCCGAAAACACGACGAATGTTGTGGTCTGTATCAACGCGGGAAAGACCGTTCAGGCTTTCTCGGACATTAGAGACTGTACATTCTTTGTAGAAATTCAGATCTGTCTTTGCTTCCTCAACGGTTTCGCCCTTTACCTTTTTCTTGTGTCTGGTAAGGCTGCGTTCAATAGTGTAAATGTCTGTGTTAATAGCGATGCGAGCAACAGCAGAAGCAGCGTTCCTTTGCTGGTTAATAACGTTGATGTTCTTTCTTTCGTTCTTTGAGGTTGTGTTAAACACCGTGAAAAGCAACGAATCAATAATGCTAGACTTACCAGAGAAGTTCTTACCGAAAATCCCAACAATGCCGGATAGATCAGCAAAGTTAATCTTATTGTCTTCGCCATAGTTGAATAGGTTGTTCCATTCTAACGAATGAATAGCCCAGTTGATGTTGCGAGAAACTTCTTCGGTTTCCTCTACTATCGTAGAGTACTTCTTGTTTAGAGCCAGAACCTTTTGGATAATGTCTTCATTACACTCATAGTCCTTCAAATACTCGCGAATAAACTTCTCCAAAACAACTGGATCGCGCAGGTTCTCCTTTGTAATATTAGAGACACTTGCTTCTTGGAGCCGTTGTGGGTTATCGGCGCGAGAAAGGAACGTGACGGTTTCTGGCTTGAACTTATGCTTAACCAGATCGACCGCACGATGCATTTGTTGAACGGTCAGGTTTGACGCACAAGAAATTCTAACCCTTGCTCCGTCAGGAACATCAAGTTTCTTTGGTAGTTGTCCCTTAGAGTCAAGTGGAATTGTAATAAACGGTCTTGGGTTATGAATTTGGATGTGTTCGCAGTCAAAGTCATCTTTCCCGCGAATGTCCCAAAGCAAAAAGCCCTTGTCGTTTGTTTCCCCGAAGTTCTGTTGAATAGTAGAACCTGGGTAGCGAACACGACCGTCTTGATCTAGAGTTTGGTTGGTTTTGTGAATATCGCCAAGAAAAGCATAATCGTGATCAGAAAAGATACTAATATCATGGTCGCCCTCTTGCATCGTCCAACCAATGTCGGTCTTTACACCGGCAACTGCTCCGTGATAAAGAGCAATGTTGACCTTGGAGGGATCGGATGGTTTAGTCCAGCGTTCTTCATCAAAGACCGACAAGACGTTGAATGTAAGTAGTTCGTTATGAACCACCTCACCCGAGTTCTTTAGCAGATGAAGGTTAGGGTTGGTTAGAGCCTGGACTATTGGCGTAATAGCATCTTGACGGTTAGAGTTCTTCAAGTTCCCGTCGTGGTTGCCGAGAATAACATAAGTCGGTGCAATGTTAGCGAGGTTCGTTAGAAAGTCCGAAGCCAAATCAAAAAACTCTGGTGAGAGTTGGGTCTTTGTGTGAGCGATGTCCCCGCAATGGACGATAACATCTACCTTATTGTTCTTCAGTTTCTCATAAAGGTCTTGGAATGCCGCTCGGTATTCATAATGGTATTTATAATTTCGGATGTGCGTGTCCGAAATGTGGGCGATACGAATGCTCACAGTTTCTCCGGTTTAGGTTCTAAATATAGCACACGGAGTTGAGGAGGTCAAGGAGCTTTGATAGAAGTTACTTGTGAGTGAAGTTCCTTAATAGCTAGATTAATCTCTGCTTGGTTTAAACTAGCTTTGTTGGACGAAGTTATTAGATTAATAATGTTTATTAAAAAGTCGTTTAGCTCTTCTTTTGTATCAATTTTTGATAGTTCTGTCATTACAGATTTGTTTTTAGAAAGCATTTCAATAAACTCTTTGGTCTGCTGCTGGACTGGAGTTAAAGTAGTCGTGATTGGAGAAGCTTGTTCTTCCATTTTCTTTCTTTTTGCTTTGCTGATCTCAATAGCGGCCATTTGACGTAATGCTGCTTCTTTGGATTTTGCGTTCTTAGATAAAGGTCTGTTTCCACGTTTAGAGAAAACTTTGTATCCTCCTTCTACTTTTTTGATTCTTTCAACAAGAACAACTTTAAGTTCTTCTCTGATTATCTCTTCAAGCAATTTTGGATCAATAGACATTTTTTCATTCCTCGTCCATATCGGAAATAGTGATCTCAACATCACCAGTTTCTACTGACTTATCGTGATGCTTTCCGTGTTTATCACCATCACGTTTATTTATCTCAATACGATCAACGAGATAATTTCTGGCGACGGTCAAATAATCAGAGGCTTTTGTGATTTTTGATTGAATCCAGGCTGGGAGTTGGTCAGTATTCTTCAACATATCTGTAAGTTCGCAAGCGTACTTGGAGGCTCTATGAAGTTCCACACGGGCCATTTCACCTTCGTAATCTGGATCTCCAAGCATATCAGGTGGAGGAAGCTTTTCACCGTGATAGTTAGTCCCGGTGTCTTCCATACCCATCTCTTTAACAATTTCTTCCATAGTTGGACCAAGAGCTTCAATTACCAATTCTCTTAAACGGGATTCAGTTATTTTCATATTTACCTCTTTAGTTTAGAAACTAAACATTTTCGTAAGTAAATAGTTTGATTGATCAATAAAAGAGGCTTCCTTTTTGCGTTCCAAAAAGTCTTGCTTCGTCATTTCGCCAACGTCCTTGAATCCGTCTGTATCAACAAGATAAACTTGGTTTCCATAGGACAAAAGCATTTCAAGAATATCCATTTCTTTCTCTTTAGCATCGCCGTCAAGAGCAAGATAAACCGTAGAGTTTCTGTTGATTATTTCTTTCAGCAACTTTGAGTTCTCGGTCATTGTGGAACCAAGCAAAGGAACAGCATTATCAGCCTTGATCGCGTCAAATACACCTTCAACAATAGTTATTGGTTGAGTCCAGTCAATAGAAAGTTCGTTGAAGATAATGTTCTTTGAGGCTTGTGGGTTTTTGTACTTTGGAAATGCGTTCGTGAAAGAACGAGAGATAAAGTAGTTCACCCATCCGTCGTTGTTGAAAGAAGGAATGATAATGCGGTCGTAATAGGGTCCAGAAGGGCACCAGCCGATCTTCCAACGCAGAATGTCCGCACGGGTCAAGCCTCGCTCGTAAAGGTATTGTAGAGGCTTCTCGGAGCCTTCCATAAGGTTTCTATTGGCAAGCGATTCAAATTCCTCTGGGAGTTTGATGATCGTTTCAAGTTGAGGCTTTGTTTCCAAAAATAGTTCTTCAAACTTGGATAGATCAACATCGTTATCGTAATGCGCCCATTCTTGCCTTGCTTCAAATGAACCAAACTGACGCACGATGCGACCAAGTTGTTTGCCAACCGAATCGCAGATCCAACACTTATAGACGCCCTTCTCAATGTTGACACTTAGTTTGTGCTTGTGGTGCTTACAGAAAGGGCACTTGAAAAGATATTCTTGGCTGGAACGTCGTGGGGTTCCAAGAACATCGGTTAGGATCTGGAGTTTTGTTCGCATAAGAAACCTGCTTTAGCAATAATGATAGAGTCAGCCTTATCATAAGACTCTGGCTTGACTGAACCTGTTCTCGTTAAGCATAACACGAACGACGGCTCGTTGTCTATCAAATGCTTCAGCACAACCTCTTTTGCTTTTACGCCTTTTTCTATTTTGATTCCACAGGTTTTTCTGGCCGATGTAGCTGCGATATATTGAGGTTCGTGTCCGAAAACCTCAAAACAAATCCAACTGACTACACCGTTGAATGAAGCCAGCGTTGACAAAGTTTTAGCAGATGAAAAACCTGTGCTAAATGACTGTAGGGACTTTTCAATATAAACTTTCTTGATCTGATGCTTTTGGCTCAATTCTGCTATTTGCTTCTTTACATAAGCGGCTTTCTCAAAAATTGACTCAAACTTGTTTTTGTTTGTGAAATTCCACGCTTCGTTTAGAACGATGCTTCCATTTTCGTCTATTACTGTGTAGCCGGTTATGCTTGTTGAAATGTCTAAACCGAGGATCATCAGAAGTCCATTTTCAGCTTAAAAGTATATTCTCTATCTAATGTCTTTCTAACTGGTTTTGCGAGTTTTGCGATGCCAATAATGTTTTCATTTTCGTCATAAATGGCGATTTTGGTAATGAATGTTTGCTTCTCAAAACTGGCAGTTTGTGTAAGATAAGAAGAAGAGATAGTGTTCTTTATGTCTAATGTGTGTTCAATAAACCTTGTATCCGACACAGAGGCAGAGCGATTTTGTCTTTGTGTATATTGTAGATAAGTTGGGTTATTACTAAAATCTAACTCGCCAAGTGGAGCAGCGCAAAGCATAGTGACCGAAGGAACGTAATTTATTGCCTCAAACTCAACATTATAACTGGAGGAGACTTCGGCACCGACAGCAGTTCCGTCGTTCATTCCTGAACCAAAATAAATCCACTTTGGTTGGTCTGCGCTTGGAGAAGCATCGGGATAGTCTAAGGCATATCCTGCGATGTCCCAGGAACCAGTAAGAAGAATAAATCCTTCATCATAGAGAGCCACCCCAGCAACGGAACCAGAACCACCAGAGCCAGAAGGCCCGACCTGAACCATTTCTCCATTTCCTCTAACATCTTGTAGTTCTCCTATTAGAGTTCCAGTTACGAAGAATTTTAGGCTTAGGCTCTTCTTTTTTAGTTTAGAGCCGTAGAAAATGTTTGGAATGGAGATAAGGTTTATCTCTTGGGTTGCTTTATTCCCGAGGCTGGAGTTGTAAACATAGTGTCTTGACTTCACCTTGTAAAAGTCCAAAGTGTTTCTCAAAGCACTTATTCTTGGCCTGTCGCTATTTGCAGCGAAGAACTGGCGAGTTATGGAAGAAGTTATTGGATAAGTTCCTGTTATAACTTGACCCAAACCATAGGCAGTAGCGAACTGGGTGTCGCTTGTTTCACGGAAAGCAACGGCTTGATCAGTCTTTACTGTGTAAGGATAAATAAGACCAGTTGTAGCATTCCTATCTACGTTTTCCTCAAACAACGAAAGGGTTCCAGTAGGCCCAACCACACTTGCGGCGAATGAACCTGACTGTAACCCTTTCTTATTGTAATAAACGTGTGTGTTGTGGATAAAGAACTCTTGTTTTATTTGAGCCTCTATCTGGTTTACAAATAAGTCTGTTTCTTTGAATTTGTAAAGATACACAACTCACGCCCCTTTATCAGTAGTCTAGTCGGACTCTTAGGGTGAGTTCGTTGCTTGGAT